TGACCTGATCCCTGACCTGAGCCTCGACCTGATCCCCGACCTGAGCCCCGACCTGAGCCCCGACCTGATCCCTGACCTGAGCCCTGACCTGAGCCCAGACCTGAGCCCTGACCTGAGCCCTGACCTGAGCCCAGACCTGATCCCTGACCTGATCCCTGACCTGAGCCCTGACCTGAGCCTCGACCTGATCCCCGACCTGAGCCCCGACCTGAGCCCTGACCTGAGCCCAGACCTGAGCCTCGACCTGAGCCCAGACCTGATCCCTGACCTGAGCCCTGACCTGATCCCCGACCTGATCCCCGACCTGAGCCCCGACCTGAGCCCAGACCTGAGCCCTGACCTGAGCCTCGACCTGAGCCTCGACCTGAGCCCTGACCTGATCCCTGACCTGAGCCTCGACCTGAGCCCCGAACATATTCTTCAATATGATCCAAGCGTATGCGCCACCAATCGTTGCCGCATAGGGAGAACCCATACGCAACACGACCATTGGAGTGCCAAGATTGGCGAATTTGTACGCTTTCAATGCTGTCGCTGTCGCTGCCTCAAAATTTGCCGGTTCCGTGGACAATCCAATATCGACCCACTTTTTGACCCATTCGGGAATTCGCGCAACTTGCTGCGGGGTGAGTTTATCAATCTTGGACACGGCGAATCTCCTGCGGAGAATACTCAACCTGATGCACAACCTTATACACGCCAAGATCAAGCGTAATCGGCGAATGTTCTTCGTGTTTGAGCGCGGTCTTTTCCATGACCTGAATGAACCGCTCGGCACCGGAATTCCACGCCCTCACCGGCATCTTGTTTTCTGCTGTGCGCGGGATTGCGTGCGCGTGGCCGGTGACTTCGCCATAAGCCAGCACAACACGATCAACTTTGGAAAGGTTTTCTTCGACCGAATCTTTCGGAACAGATGACACCTTAATCAACATCACGTCGCCTTGACGGTAGATAATCATGATTTCTCCTGGTGATTGGAAACTGTATACTCCCCCATGATAGAAGTGCTGTCAAGAAAAAAATAGGGCGACACGGAAGGGATAACCGTGCGCCCCGAAGGCTCTGCGACGGCAGGGGGTTCGCAGAGTGTTACTCTTTGTTTTCCAGCAGGACGTATCTTCCGAAGTGCACCTCAACGCCTTTCGTATTCGTCATGCGATCCATGTACATTCCGATATTGTATCCGCGTCTGCGTAGCTTGAAGATAACGTCCGACAATCTTCCTACGCCATCGACCATTGCTTGCAGTTGCGATACGTGCTGACCGCCGCGCAGCATCTGAAGAAGTTTTTCCTGCTGAGAGCCGGGGGAAGGAGGTCTAGGAGTCATAACTTTGCCTTTATCAAGCACGGATGTATCGGGCTTCCTTCGGGACCGCTCCACCAGACATCATGGTCATTTACCGGATGGTAGTGGCCCTCATGGATTCCGGAACTCCCGAGTTCGATTAACTGGCAGATCATTCCTTCCTGCTTCAATTCTCGCGCATAGGTAGGGTCTTTCCAGCCAAGTTCCTTTAGGCGATACTGCGCCTCCCACAATGCCTGTACTGCGTCCTTGTCCGTGGGCATATCTGCCTCACGTTTGGCCTTCGCAGCCTCTACTGCGGCGATTATGGCATCTCCTTCGGCGCGAGTAAGCGGCTCGTGACGAAAGGTCATTCCGTCATCGTTAATGAATGTCTTGTGACCTACAATTTCATTCGGATCACTCATGCTGCCTTCCGTACCGCCCGATCAATGACCCATCCCCTCTTTGAACAGTTCCGCAGATACAAAATCGCCGACCTGCGCTTGCTCTCCAGCGAGAGGTCACGATATTCCTTTCCCCACTTTGCTCGGGACTGGATTACGCGCTCGATGTCCTGAATGGTCATCATGGCGTTACCTCGAACGCTTGGGCGGATAAATAATCTATCGTGAATCCAGCCGCATTACGATGTCCACCGCCGCCATACTGCTTTGCAATCTCCGAGACATCCATTCCCTCGTCCGTTGATCTGAGACTGAATACACGCCCTTTTGGTGTGTCCCAATAGCATCCAGCGAAGGGCTCTCCTTTCGCCAATGAATGCCCCGCATCTGAGGTTAATGTATATGGCAGATTGGCTATGGGGACATTGTGTCCACCAATAACCATCCGACGCGTACAGACTCCAAGGAGTTCATTGATATCCTTGAAATGCTTACGCTCGATAGCTTCTCCTTCTTTCGCCAAATCAGCAACGTTTGCCGACATTAACTCATCCCATACCTGAAAATCGTAGGGATAAGAAAACACATTCGCTTGAATTTCCCGCGTCTTGGACAATGCAAAACGCCAAAGGTCACGGTCTTCAATATGTAGGAGCAACTGTGGCGGATGTTCGTTAGGGAAGAAGTGATCCCATGTTATTCTTGCACCGCTGCGTTCCATATCGAAAACTGCCGTAACATTGGACGGCAGATCAATCAGGTCGCCTGCTGCCGTCTTATGATGGTCTAGGATCAGGATGGATTTCGCCTTTTCCGCCATGGTGAGTAAAACGGGACGTTTATAGGAGAAATCAACCAAAAGCACATCTTTGTCAGTTACATCCGGAGGCTCGGTCTGGTAAATTCCAGGATGAAAGGAAACAAAATCCCCAAGCGCTTTTCGCACAACCCATGCCGAACCGAAGCCATCCGCACAATTACCGTGATAAATGCATATGCTCATTTCTTCTCCTTTTTGCGTTTATCTTCCTCAGCCCATTTTTTCTTAGTAAGCTCTTGCCAGCGGGCAGAATCTCGGGTTTTGTCCATTGAGATGGCGAAGGGTGGACGTTCTTGCTTGCGGCGTTCGACGAAGCTCATGTCTCTAGGATGTCGATGTCGTGTACGGCCTTGACCAGCTTTTTCTTGAGCCGGTAGACAGGAGTTTTCATACCCTTGGCATCCTCAAAAATGATTGCTGATCCCTCCCAATAGCTGAAATCGCAAATGTAGTCACAGACCTTTTTGCCGTTGATAACGATGGGCAGGATAGTCTGGGTGCGTAGGTCGCGTATTTCCCCCGCTTTCTCCAGCAGCTTCAACTCTTGGAAACGCGCCGACTCTTTCTTTGATGCAAAGCCATTGGTGCGAACGTTTCGATACTTCGATTTCTGCGGTTTGGGCATTTTCATGTCAAGCATTTCATCCAAATTATTCTCTATTAAATCAATGTGCAAGGGCGTGTCGTGTCTGAAAGTGGACAGCCATCAAAATCGGTTGTATATAGATAAGGCGTTCTTCACCTTATTTCCTTGAAGTTCTCGGGGTTAGCTCTCCCCCGAACCCCTCTCAGGATTCTGCTGCTTATACCAACTCCGATTCACTTCCCTGTGGCATTCCTTGCACCATCTCTGAAGCTTTAGTCCGCCGTCGTATCTGTTGCTGGTGGCGAACTCCGAATGCGGCTTCATCTGATTGCACCTGCCGCACAGTTTCTCTGGAGACTTCACAGAACATCCGATTAGCTGCGTTGCAATATCGGCTAGGCTCATTTGTTCAGACCTTTCGCAACTAGAGCCAATAAGTCAATGTCAGTCAGTTTGTAGCGAGCAACAAAGGCTCTGCGACCCAGTCCGTGAACTCCACCGGCTCCGGTATGATGATATTCGCACAATGGGACAACTGCATACTCGCTTAAACCGTCACGCACGGACTCGACATGATGTAATTGAACGGGGTCTTTAATCATTCTATCGACCGCGCGGCAAACTACGCACCCCAGTTCCCGGACACGATCGTGATAAGCTTTAACCGACACGCTGAAATTCCTCTGTATCCGCTTTCCAGCTTTTAATATAATCAATCAACTCGTTCATCTCTGTTTTGGTCATCAATGAGGTCCTGCGGTACAAGGCGTCAAACCCATTCCCATCGACCGCAGGCAACAGCGTGACTTTCTGCCCCGTAGCGCGCATCCAGGCGGCTGTGAGCAGTCTTTTCCAGTCATCCACGGATAAGTACTGCCCTGCCCACTGAATGCGCTCTGAGACCTCCTGAAGCTCGGCATGAAGCAGGGCGTTGGCCTCTAGGGAACGTGTCGGCTCCGTGATCCTGACCACCCACCCAATGGGCGCTTCGGTTATTGCCTTGATGGCGGCGACTTTAGCATCTCTTCCGGTGAGCTTGAATATCAAGGTTGCGTTCCGGCCATCGCGCCATCGTTCACCTTCTTGATCGCCGATCTGACTTTGCTATCCAACAATTTCCAGCAAGCGTCTATTTCGTCTTCCCCGGCGGTTTTCAGGAAAACATTCCAACTGCCGGTCGCGGCTTTCGCTCCGATGGTATAAAAGTCAGCGGTAATCTTGGCGGATTCGTCGCGGACAGCCTTTGCGACCATAGGTTCCAGACGTTCCATTGCGAGGTTCTGCTCAACGATCTGGCCGGGAGTACCGACTTTTTTCTTTTCTCCATCATCTTCATCTGTGTGCAAGTCCCCCTTGTGCCAAAGCTCAAGAGCCGCACCGAAACGCATCGCGGCGTTTCTGAGAGCGTCCCCAATGACTTCTTTCTGCCTACTGCCGATGTCCTTGTACTCCGATTCCGCCGCATTCCCATATCCCAGTCTGGTGACTCCACAGACCGTCAGTTTGATCCACAATCCACCGTCAGCATCAAAGGCGGGTAATCCATCCTTCAATGCCAAAGGCTCCCAACACCAATGCGGATCGGCGTCCAACAGCCTGTCTGTGAGAGCAGCATGCCCGACGTAATCAAGATGAACGACTTCCGACTGATGCCAGCCTCCGCATTCCTTGCAGCGTTGGCCAAGCTTGAAGTTAGACTTCAGTTCCTCCGTCTGCTTTTTCGTCGGTTTCGGCAGCTTACCGATCTGGTTCGGCGGAAACGGCGTTCGTAACAAGCTGAGGCCAGATAAAACCTTTTCTTCCATTTGTTCCTCCATTAGAAGTACTTCATCGTAAAATTGCCTGTCCACTATCCCTCCACTCAAAACTTCAGGCACACATACCCCGTAACCTGATTGCGGTCCTGGTCCGCAGCCCCGTGCGTCCCCGAAGCCTCAGTCAAATTTGAAGCCTCAGCTGACACAATGGACGCAGGGGTTGCGGATTCGTTGATGGGAAGGGCGTGGATAGCCTTGGCTAAGTCTTCGCACGTCCATATGACTTGTTCAATTGATTGAGCAACAGCGCCCCCTCTCTTTTCTTTATGAGCGCCTTTTGCTACGGTTTCGCACACCTTCGCGCACCGCTCCCGCATCTCCTTCGCGGCCCTCTGCGCTCGGTCTTCAGCGGCTTCGTAACTTAGTTTGAATTGTCGGGCCGTTTCTTGCCATCCATCAGATTCCGAGCGCAGGCTGTCTACCTTCTCCCTGAGCGCGGCAATCTCGGCATGAAGTTTTTCCACGTACTCGTCGGACCAGTAATGCTTATCAGGATCGCTCATGCTTTTTCCTTTGCAACATCTGTGGCGGCGTCGATGCTTCCGGTAGCGCCAGACCGCTTTTGATGCCGCTCCCATTCCGCCATCTGCTCTGGCGTCATTTCGCTTGGGCAGTATTCCAGCATGAGTGCGTCTATCTTCGCCTGGAGCGCGGCAATCTCGGCGTCTTGGGCGGATTCGTAAGGCGTGAGGTCGTGGGCGCGGATGGCGGCAGGGACTTCCTGCCATGGGAGGTGACATCCACCATCTTCCTGGTTTGGTTCAAACACCCTATCCGCGATTTTCGCCAAATCCTCGCGCAGTTGTTCGAGGGCGCTCATGCTTTGCCAGCATGATGATGACCCTGGATTGCGGTCACTCCGTCTTGACGCTTCGCGGAAGATCCACACTTTTCACATTTATCTGGGCGGGTAATTTCCCCCATTTCAAGCGCGTATTTCAATGCGCGTCTTGCCTTCTTTCGCACCGGGTCAGGATTTTCCCTATTCCAGCGGCGCTTGCTCTCGCGCGCGTTTTCACTTGCATTTTCCTTTTGCCGGCCAAGAGAATTCCGCTTTCTGCCCTTGTCACGTTTGATATAACATTTTTTGCAGATAATGCTGCCAAGCAGCCAGTACATGTTTTCGATGGCTTAGTCGATGTCAGCCGCTGTATTTCCTTTGTCAGCCGCTCGATCTCGGCTCGTAGATCACCAATAGTAAGAGCGTGTCCAGTTGCTTCGGTTTCAAAACGATCCTTATCGGCTTGTGCGGCGGATAGTTCGGTTTCAATATCTCTTGCATGGCCTCGCAATTCCAGATACTCAGCGATCGGATAAGACTTACCATCCCTGCATAGCACATGCTTATCGCACAGCGCATCAGTCCGTGGCGTCTCGCTAGGTTTGGCGGTCATTTCATTTCCTCGTAGTCAAGCCAAACGTGTTGTCCACACAGGGCGCAATCGTAGTTATCGCCGCTAAAATCTCTATCATTCTCGCGTGGCTTCATGTTTGGGCAGTCCAAACGATAGGGACGCACAAAGCCTAGTTTGCATTGCGGAGTTTCGTTAGGTTTAGCGGTCATGGCTTTCTCTTTCTTGGCGCTAGTGGTCCGCACCTATCAATCCAGTCCATTACTTCAGGATCATGCAGTGTAGTTTCCAGTGCAATGCGGTCGAATTGGTGAGCTGATGGCGATAGCATTTCTTCAGCGTGCACAACAATGGCCGATAGCTTCGCAGCTAATGATGGAGATAAAACGAGAAAATCAGGTATTGGTATTGTCATTTCCTTCCCTCCTCAATCTCTGTCCACTGATCTATAGTCACAATTTCAACTCGGCAGGCTTGGTGAGTCCCGCTTGCTTTGCGTATTCGATCAGAAGTTGCGCAAGTTCAATTGCCTCGTCTCCAGTGAATCCTATCCACTTTACGGGCTTTGGGAACTCTAGTACGACTCGGCCGTTTTCATGTCCTACAGCCATCGCAACCGCCCCTTCGTCTGCCGCATTCAATTTCCCGTCTGGAAACTCGCCAAGGAGTTTCTTCATTGCTTCGTGCATCAACTGATTGCGTTCTGGATCAGTACTGCTGCTGTGATGGCTCATTTAATCTCCTTTTGAATCTCTGCCCACTGGGCCGAACGCATGGCTAGGAAACGCTCATAAGCCTGTCCGGTAATCCATTCGTGTCCCCAGCACATTAGTATTTTGTCGCTCGGCTCCATCTTCAGCGCCTCCTCGATGCCGGCGTAGATGGCCTTCTTCACATCGGTTGGGTAAGCGACACATTCACTGCCGGCGCCGTGATAAATCCAACAGGCATGTTTCGCAATCTCGTCAATTTTCTGCGCGAGGGTGGTCATGGCTTTACCGCTTCCGGGAGATATTCCCTCCAGTATTCAGGAATTCCATTGTGTCGTGCCGCCGCTCTTGCTCTAGCCTCAATTAAAACTTCAGCGTTCCTTACATTTCTCTGCAACAAATTTTCGTATTCTTTTTTGATTTGCCTCTTGCACTCGTCTGGAGTCATTTCATCCCCTCTTCAATCTCTTTCCACTGGGCCGCCTTCTGCGCGAGGGTGGTCATGGCTTTGCCTTCACGTTGGCCAGTGTCTTGATTTTGAATCGAAGCCACGCATTGACCTTCTTCCATCGCTCTTGCGGGGTGGCCGTGGGCGGTATGGAATCGTTAACGGCGGCAACTTCGTCGATTAAGGAATTGTGTAGTGCTAAACCTGGGTTATCGTGCCAGAACGCTCCGAGCGCACAATGGTTACCGTGCTTATCATCTAACTTTCCGTAAATTAGCGTGCGCCGTTTTGCAACCGCATCACGGATGAGGAAAAGTGCTGTGTCATTCGGCAATGGATTACGAATTGATGACACGCATTCAGGTCTTGATTTGCTCATGATATCCTCTTATTCACGTCTCTCGCATTCTGCCTGTTCAGATAGTGGTTCTCTTCCTCGTTCATTTGCTCGATGGTCATGTCGTCGGCCATTGCATCAAAGGCGTTATCAAGCAATCCGCACCGTCCGGATGGTGCCCCACAAGTTGAATATCCTTTATGTGCGGCGATATAACATTCTTCTTTGCAATTTGGGTGCTTGGTCATCACAGCCCCCTCTTGTGAATAAACGTTCCATTGTCGAACACGTACAAGCAGTCCATCACTCCGGTCAGCATGTCCGTCTGGCACCCCGCTCCGACCTCCGGCAACTTTGGCAGATCGGGCACAATCTCGATCCGGTGAAGGAAGTGGCAGGCAAACTCTAGGGTCATCGTGCAGGCCAGGATGGCGGCAAAGAGGGTGCGGGAGGTCATGACGGATTACCAAATATCCACCTAATACATTCACCCTTAGATAGTTCATCTTCCCTCCTATGCCCTGAAGCCTCGACCTGTTCAGCAGGCACGACCGCGTGCAATAGTTCCAGCTCACGCAAGGCTGATTCGAAATTGCGGCGTTGCTGTTCTTGGAGTTTTAGGGAATCAGTTGGACTCATTTGACTCTCCCGATTCTAAACTGCCTGCCTTCCTTGGCTGTGCGGAAATAGCTGCCAAACAGGACCGGCATTGCCGCCATAATCAAGCGATGATTGGATGAGATGTCCGGGAAAACGAATGACTCTCCAACCTTCAATGCCTTGATCGTGACAAGAAAATCATGCCAGTTCCCATGTAGCATGGAATTTATCGCGCGCTGCGGCAATTTCTTTTCTATTTTGATTGTCACTTCGTTTCCTCCTTCTTCGCGGTCGAGGTGAGTGCAGCGCAGCACAAATCCCAAGGGCCATGCTTTAGGGTTTCATATGCCTGTTCGTAAGTCAGATCGGTATCATCGATTCGAGCAAGAACTACGATCAATGCGCCCCTGAGCCTATCCCGCTCTTCCTTGACGCGAGAGAGTTCGGCGGAGAGTGAAACTGCACGTTTGCGATATGTTTTCATCAGAGATACTGTTGGCGACATGCATTTCTTGCTTTTAAGAGTATTCGCCGGCTTATGCATTGAATCAGTCATTCATTCCTCCTTCGCGTATTCCCTATTCTTCAGCCAGTCGATGACTTCATCGTTTGTGCTGTAGAACATCTTCGCGGCCTGCGGGGCTTGGATAAAACCGGCGACATTCGGCGCAAGGTCTCGTACCTTGGGATCGGTCGAGCACACCTGCAACCAACCCGCGAGGCAGTGCGTCGTCCCACACACCGCTTCCTCGGCGCAAGTTCTTTGCTTCCATTCGTCGGTTTCGTGCCAGTGGTCCATGTAGAGCGTTTTCGGATCGTTGAGGATGAGTTCGGCCACAACGTCGAGGTTCTTGATGGCCTGTTCTAGGGTTGCAGGCGGAATATCAAAATTCGCGTCACGCAGGTCCGCGCCACGCAGGTCCGCGTCACGCAGGTCCGCGCCACGCAGGTCCGCGTCACGCAGGTCCGCGCCACGCAGGTCCGCGTCACGCAGGTCCGCGCCACGCAGGTCCGCGCCACGCAGGTTCGTTTTCTGGCCGACAGCCGCGACGACAGCCAGTTTGAGCGAGCCGAATTCGCCTGAGAACAGAAGTGATCCATTAATCCATGATCTTATTTCAATTTTCATCATTCCTCCTATTCCGGAACCGCCGGTGCGGGAATCAATCGGGGGGCGACTCTACTCTGTGGCTTTCTTGATGGCGGCGCGGGCGGAACACTCATCCATCAATCTGGCTCTGACACTACACGCACAGACCCATACTCCTGACAAGTTCAAGCGTTTGTTCCGGAGTGCTCTGCTCAATGCACTGACAGGCAATCCTGACTTCAGAGCGAAATTTCCGCGGCGAGAGGCAGTCAAGCGTGTCGTGCTCCAGCCGCATCCACGCTTCGACATGCGCCGGATTGAATGACGGGGCAATGCTTTTAATCAGTTCGCGATACATGATCCACCCTCCTGTGTAATCTCAATTCCGGACCTGCCTCCACAGGTCGAGGATTGGGATTAGTCTTGCTCTGGTTCATGATCGTCGTCGTACTTATCCTCACAGCAGCCACAGGTTTCACAATGCGCGTTAGCGTACTCGATTGTTTCGACCTGACAGTCGTCAATGTCACCGTGGCAATAGCAGGCGCACCCGCAGTGTATGCAGTCGTGCATTGGAATTAGGCTTGCAGTCCGTAGGCTTCGGCGCTGTCCATACCCACGCGCATTTGCAGGAACGGGTCCAGCGTGCTTTCCACCGGCTCGCCGTCGTCATTGGACCAGCATCCATCCCCGTCGTAACGGTAGATCATGGCGTTGTTCCAATCTATGTCGGTCGCCGATTCGTTGCCGAATCCCAAGGCGTACCACTTGCCCGGCTGAAGCTCTTTCGGGTCAGTGACTATCTGCATGGCTTTCCTTTCGTTGGTTTGTCGTAAGTGCGGTGACAATGTAGCAAGCCCGCTTGATTGTGTCAAGCCCCCTTGCAAATTATTTTTAAGTAGGATAATGTAGGCGCATGCGATATACGGAAGCGATTGCCTATTTTGGGTCCGAAGCCGACCTTGCTGCGGCGCTTGGCATTACGCGCCAAGCCGTCAATTTGTGGAAAGCTGCGGGTATTGTGCCCAAAGGATCGGCCTATCAACTGCAGGTCATTACCTCCGGCCAACTAAGAGTTAACCCAAAACTGTACAAAACCAGCGCATCGGCTTGAATATAAAAAGATGCCAACCCGTTATTTGAAGCCAGGAATACGCGATTCTGACCGAATTAATCGGGTTTCCAGCCCTGACGCTGAAATAACTTACTACAGGATTTTAGTCAGCGTTGATGATTTCGGACGATGCGATGCGCGGCCTCTCGTTATCAAGTCAATGTGCTTCCCAATACGCCTGTATGCGACTGCGGACAAGTGTAAAGAATGGATGCAAGACCTTGTTAACGCTGGATTAATTCTAGTTTATGAAGTGGATGGAAAGCCGTATCTGCAGGTGACAAAATGGGATAATAAGCCTCGCGCCGCGGCTAGCAGATTTCCCCCGCCTCCTGCAGATATATACAACCGTGCGCAAATGTCCGCAAATGTACCTTTAACCGTAACCGTAACCGGAACTAAAACCGAAACAAACCCATCGTCGGGAAAGCCGAAATTCAACGGGGTCGAAACGAAACAAATTCTCGAATTCCTCAATACCACTGCCGGAAAACGATTCAGACCGTCCAAGACCAATCTGGACTTCATTCGCTGCCGACTGGAAGACGGAATTACCGTAGATGAGCTACGAAAGATTATCGTAAGGAAATCGCGGGAATGGCTTCCAGACTCAAAAATGCGCAATTACCTCAGGCCGGCCACCCTGTTCAATCGAACCCAATGCGAGCAATATCTGGGCGAGCTGGTTCCACCATCTCAGGAGAAGACTAAACTATGATTTGCCCAAGCTGTCATGGACTTACCGAAAAAGACGAGCAATCCTGCTCGTGCGGCTGGCGCGCTCAGTCTGCAGTCAAGACAAAACCGCCCAAACTGTGCGTATTCAACGATCATGGCCTGACTTGTGGTTATCCTGGATTCCTGTCCAATACGACGAATGGCGATGGTCCTTGGTACTGCAAGGCGCATTTCGCGCGAATCATGGGGTGGCCTGCGCTGGAAGCAAGCGTACTCAAGGATGATTCGCAAGAAGCCGTCAACGAACGGGTGAACAAACTCGTTCCAAGATCTCCTGGGGAATCGGTACACGATTGGGCGATGCGCTGCCGGCAATGGACAATGGATCACCTGAAGCGTCCATTGTTCCAGACCGAACCCGGAGAGCTGGGTTAAATCGTTGACTTTTCTAGCACATGTCTGGCATAGTGCGCGGCATACTTGCTGAGGTCTTAAATGCCCGTCCGTCACGAAGGCGAAAAACTCTCCGATTTCATCGGCCACTTTGTCGGTTCAAAGCGCGAGAAGCGTAAGTTCACCGACCTCAAACAACGACTCGCTGTCGGCTATTCCGAAGCCCGTGAGCGGTCCAGAAAGGAATCCCATGGCAAAGCCTAACGACCAGCGCCAAGTCCAGCCACAGCCCAACCAGCGCCTTCCTGCGGGCCATTTCGATAGTGACGGCAAGAGCCAGGGGCAGCAATCCGGCGCGGTCAGAAAATCCCCCGATGCGTGTCAGGAGCGGAGCGAGGGGAAAAAGTGAGGAAACGCACGAAATTCATTCAGGACTGGCTGACCCTGTTGTGGAATGCCATGGGCAAGACTGGGCATGGCTATCGCTTGGATTCGTTCAAATGGTCAGCAGGAGATAAGCGCCGCCCTGACAAGGTGGAATTCAGCGGACCGCAGTTCATGCGCCGTTATCGGGATCGATACCATGGGATGGGATCATGAGAAACACTAAAGGTTATGCCATCGCTCCAGACAAGGACGAGAAAGTCAAGGCAGGATCAACCGAGGGTGGCAAGGAGGAAAGCGCAGGCAAGCGATACGATCCCGCCTCACACTTGGCCAACTGCGAGGATTGCATGATGACCGTTACCAAGCATATGGGGTCAAGCGGTGCTGCTACTGGGATGAAATCGGAAGATCAGGGCGGCAAGACCTCAGGTGCGGGTAGGGGTCACGACACGACCAAAGCAAGCACTAGGCAGCGGCACTAATGGCGATACAGCACGCTTCCGGCGGCCGCTCTGCTAGCCTATCCCACGATGGCAATACCTACGTCCCTGCCGAATGCAGGATTCGCTGTCTCCGTGACCAGATCATCATTGAACCACTGGATGTGCCACATTCCAATGTGCTTGCAATCGTTGAGCATACCAAGCCGGTGCGCGGAGTGGTCAAGGCGATAGGGCCGGGCCATTATCCGAAACGCTACGATCATCCCGATAAGCACAAACGCACCAAGATGTGGGAGAGCAAAGTATTCCGGCCTATAGAAGTCAAGGTCGGCGATGTCGTGGAACTGGGGGGCATAGAATTCGGCGGCTACAGTTTCCAGACCTTTCTGTGGGGAGATAAAACCCACCTGATTTGCCGCGAGGCCGACGTTTCGTTGATCGATGAAGACCCCAATGCGACAAGCGAAGCAGCGACAGTTCAATAGAACGCTTCCCAATAAGACGGATTTTCTGTCCAATCCCGTGCCGGGCGAGCCGTCGCATGAGCAAATCGGCGAGGTTTCCCGTGAAACGTTGCCGAATTCATCCAATGATTCAACGCTTATCCCCGCAGATTGGGTCAAAGGCCAACTCCTGAACGTCCGTACCGCAGGTCCCGGCTACCGCGTAACCATCCTCGGCGAGGAATGGGATTTCCGCCATCCCGAGCGATGTCTTGAATTCTCGTCCACTTTCGATTGTCAGCAATTTATTTCAAATTGGTACAGCCGGCAGAGCCATGATCCGAGGGCATAGTGGGGCAACAATCAACTTACACTCCTGAACTTGGAGAAGAACTAGCCGAGTGGTTGGCAAGCGGACAAACTCTCCGAGCGTTTTGCCGCTTGCCGAATAAGCCCAATTGGAGAACGGTTTACGACTGGATGGAGGCTGACGCTGCCTTTGCCGCACAGATCGCGCGCGCGCGAGATCAAGGTGCGGACGCCATCGCCGAGGAAGCCCTCGCCATTGCCGACACCACGGTCGAAGGTGTGACCCTTACGACTGATGATAGGGGCACCAAGGAAGTCCGAGGAGATATGCTCGGACATCGAAAGTTACAGGTCGAAACGCGCTTGAAGTTGCTTGCCAAATGGAGTCCGAAGAAATACGGCGAGAAAATCGAGCAGACCATCAATGGCCCCATTACCCTCAAATTAGAGGGCACCGATGTCCACGGTTGAGTTCGCCCTAACCGCAAAGCAGTCCGAGGCCCAGGAACTATTAAACGGCCCCGCAAAGCACGTCATGCTGGCCGGAGGCAGTCGTTCCGGTAAAACCCTACTGATCGTCCGCAAACTCATTCAAAGGGCCTTAAAGGCCCCGGGCAGCCGCCACGCCGTGCTTCGGTTTCGCTTTGGCCATTGCAAGCAGTCCATTGTCCACGGGACCTATCCGGCGGTGCGAAAGATGTGCTTCCCGCAAATCCCATATGCCGAGAATGAAATCAACCATAGCGACTGGTTTGCTAGGCTTCCAGGCGGAAGTGAAATATGGTTTGGCGGATTGGACGACAAGGAGCGCGTCGAGAAGATTCTAGGTAATGAGTACGCGTCTATCTTCCTGAACGAGTGTAGCCAAATCCCCTATTCTTCCCGTAACATGGCCGTCACCCGCCTGGCCCAAAAGATTCATGACAATGCGACCGGCCAGCCCTTGCGTCTCAAGATGTATTACGACGAGAACCCGCCGGATAAGGGCCACTGGACTTATCGGATGTTCAAGACCAAGGTCGATCCCGAGACTCATGCCGAACTGCCCGAGCCGCAGAACTACGGATTCATGCAGCTTAATCCACGGGACAACTTGGAGAACCTGCCGGCTGATTACCTCAAGCAACTGGAATCCCTACCTCCCAGACTTCGTAAGCGTTTCCTTGAGGGTGAGTTCCGGGACGCTTCTCCCAATGCCCTGTTCAGTGATGAAACCATCGAGTGCTGGCGCAATATCGACCGGGAATTGCCGGACATGCTACGTATCGTGGTGGCCGTAGACCCATCAGGAGCGGACGACGAAGACAACATTGACAATGACGAAATCGGGATTGTCGTATGTGGGCTCGGGATTGATGGGAATGGTTACGTTTTGGAAGACCTGACCTGTAAGGTCGGGCCTGAGAAATGGGGCAAAGTCGCTGCCAATGCATTCGAGCGCCATGCCGCTGACAGAATTGTCGCCGAGGTCAACTTCGGAGGGGCAATGGTTGGAGCCGTGATTCGTGGTGCGCGAGTCAATACCCCGTTCCGGCCGGTTAATGCCTCAAGGGGCAAGGTTGTCAGAGCCGAGCCGATTTCCCTGCTTTTCGAGAAGGGCAAGATTCGCATGGCCGGTATTTTCCGGGAATTGGAAGACGAATTGACCGCTTTTACCACCCATGGCTATATGGGCGAGAACAGCCCCAACCGTGCCGATGCGATGATCTGGGGTATGACAGACCTGTTTCCTGAGTTGGTGAAGGAAGAACCCACCAAGCCGTCAGCACCTCAGCAAGTCTTCGTGCGCCATCGCGGACCTAATTCGTGGATGCGCACATGAAAATCGAAGCACCTTGCCTGCGAACCCGCAAAATCTGTTTCCTGACTTACGTCATTGAACACGATAATTACGCCTGCGTGCATTGCGGACAGCTTTTCGAGGTGGATGACGACCCAGAGGATAAAGCCATTCTCGCCATCAGCCATGATGATCCATCCTTGATCGAGACAATCAGAGTCCATGGCTGACCAATCCAACACAGCCGTTCATCGCACCGAGGAAGAGCGCGAGTTTGCCGCTATCACCGATAACGAGATTTGGACCGAAGCCAGGGATCGGCTGGAAATCTCCAATAAGGCCGAAAGCCATAACCGCCCTGCCGCCAAGGAGGCCCTGAAATTCAGGGAAGGAAGCCAATGGGATCACGATGCTTCCAATACTTCGATCAGCGAGGACGAGCCGGAACTGACCATCAACCTAACTGATGCCTTATGCATGCGGGTCGAGAACAATATCCGCCAGCAAAGACCAAGGGGGAAATGTCATCCGGTAGGGGAGGGCGCGGATATTGAATTGGCCGAAATCATCAATGGTATCGGGCGGCACATCGAAACCCGTTCCGAAGCCTCGGTTGCCTACGATACTGCGGCTGCTTGTGCTCTTACAGCGGGTTGGGGCTACTTCCGCATGATCGCCGAGTTCGTGAGTCCTAAAAGTTTTCAGAAAGACCTTCGAATTCTCCCAATCCGGAATATCTTCACCGTGAACATGGACCCCGATGCCATCATGCCAACCGGGGCGGACCAGAACTGGTGCGAGATTTCCATCAAGATGAAGCGTCAGGAGTACAAAAGACGCCATCCAAAAGCTCCGAACATCAACTGGAATGACACCGGCAACGCACATGGCCAGATGGAATGGGAAGACGCGGAGACGGTAAGACTTTGCGAGTATTTTCGCATTCGTGAACTGCCTGAAAAGCTTTACCTTCTTCGGACTGCCGACGGACAGGAGTTCACCAAATACCATTCCGAGCTTCCAAAGGACCCCGCAACCGGGCGAATTGCGGCCATGGAGGACATCGAGTCCGTTTTAGCAGAGTACGGCATGAGGATCGAAGGGGATCGGGATTCGATCAAGCGTCAGGTCGAATGGTTCAGGTTGAATGGTCTAAAGGTCGTGGAAAGGCAGCAGATTCCCGGTTCTTATATCCCCGTTTTCCGGGTAGAAGACCGCGCTACCGATATTGACGGCGAAGTACTTCGTAGAGGCATGGTTCAAGCCATGATGGACCCGGCGCGCATGGTCAATTACGGGGAAGTGGCCAAAATAAAACGGCTGGGATTGGCTCCCAAGGCCCCGTGGATCGGTGCTGAAGGCCAGTTTGAAGGGCGGGATGAATGGAACGACGCCAATAAAAAGCCCTATTCCAAGCTGGAATACAAACCGGTCGTTATCGAAACTTCCCAAGGCCCGATTTTAATCCCTCCACCTACACGGCAACCGCCCGCTCAGATCGAGGCAGGATTTTCCGATTTTGTGCAAGGCATGCGTTCCAACCTTATGGCCGTCGCGGGGGCTCCCAATGAGCCCGGACAGGATCAGCAAGGCGTTGTGGTCTCGGGAAGGGCGATAAATCGCCGGCAGTGGCTTTCCGACCAAGCCCATTACCATGTTTACGACAACCTGACCCTTGCGATTGCCCAATGCTGGCGGGTGATTGTCGAATGGGTGCCCGTCTATTTCTGGGAACCGGGCCGGATGCAAAGAATCATCGGGGAAGACTCCACGCCGGAGATGGTTGCGATCAACAAACCGGAAGAAGAAGACGGCATCAAGCGCATCAAGAACGATTTGTCAGTCGGA